TCATGATTGAAGTAAGCTCAGCTTCAGCATCTAGTGCTTGGTAAGCATTCAAATCTTGTGCGAATTCTGGTGTCCATTGTGCTTTTAACTTTCTAGTTTTAGCTACAATTGCTTCAGATTTCATTTTTACATCGATAGATGGAATCGCTAATGCGTCAGCAGCAGTAGATTCAGCATTTGGTCTACCTGCACCTGCAGCATCTTCGAAATCACCTCTTGAATCAGCTTTTGGCTGTTTGTTATAGTTTACAACAATTGCATTAGCTGTAAAAGCGCTAGTATTTACTTTATGTAAAAATGTAATGTGAGTACCATTTACTGTTGGTGCACCAGCAGCATTTGATAATTCAGTGTATTGTGGTACTGAATTAGCTTCAGTAGCATGATCTCCAGTAGCTACGAATGCTCTAATACCTCTAATATCCATATCAGCTGTATGAGCTACAGTAACAAATGAATATTCATTTCCAGCAGCGATAGAAGCAGATAAATCTGCATCATAATCAACTTGTGACCAAGTAGCTGAACCTGAAGCAGTAACTGCTAAAGAAGCTGAGAATTGGTTGATTGAATATCCAAATCTACCAGCACCGTAAAGACCGCCTGATGGATCTGCACCAGCACCTGGATTTGTGTTACCGTACATAGAAGCTGGGCTTGAATATACGTTTCCTTCTGGACCAAAATCTTTCATTTTGTCTTGTCCATATTGGAAATCTAGGAAAAATACTAGACCTGAAGGTAAGTTCATTGGCTGAACTGAAACGAATTCTTTAGATGCAATCTGTCCGAATACTTTTCTTACCAATGGTAAAGCAACACCTGCCCATTGAGCACCTGATCCACCATTCAATTCCATTCCGCCTTGGTTAGTAGATGATTGTTCAACAACTAATTGCTTAGCTTGGTTTTCAAGAATCATTGACATATTGTTCTTGTGAACATCATTATCGAATCCTTCTAATAGTCCTGTTTTTTCCCACTTGTCTGCTAATCTAGCAGCATCACTCTGCATGTTCTTCCAGTTGGAAGCAGAGTTTTCTAAAAGTGAATTTAATTGACTCATTTTATTATTTATTTATTTATTATTAATTTATTTTAAACCTGCCAATTTCTGAAATCTAGCCACCATAGGGTCAGTTTCAACGATTGGATTTTTAGTTTTCTTAAAGTTACCTGTTGCTTTTGAGGCAGAACCTAAAGATTCTCTGATTGGTGATTTTTTAACTTTTAAACCTTCGTTTAATGTTTCAAATACCAACTTTGTTTCTTTTATTGTTGCGGCTTTATCAAATGCACCTAATACTTTTACTTTTTCGCTTTCAGTTAAGCTTTTAGCTTTAAAGATTTTATTGGTGTATAACAATTTAGCGTTTAACAAGTTAACTTCATTTAATTCTGATTGTAGTGTTTCGATTGCTGAATTTGCTTCTTTTAGCTCATTTTCTAGTGCTATTGTAGCATCTTCTGTAACTGTTTCTTCTGTAACTTCTGTTTCTTCCGAAACTGTTTCTTCTGTAACTTCTGTTTCTTCTGCAATTTCAATTTCTTCAGAATCTTCAACTTCAACGTCTACTTCATCTTCAACGTCTACGTCTTCTTCTTCAAAGTTCTCGCCTGCTTCTAAATCACCTGAAGCAACCATATCTGCAATTACATCTTCAATGAATCCTTTAAGGTCGTCATCAGTCATATCATCAAGATCAATTTCTTCATCTTCCATGTCTTCCTTTTCATCTTCCATACCATCTTCATAGCCTTCTTCTTCGGCGTCTGTTCTAGCATCTTCAGATACAGGTTCTTCTGTTTCAGAAATTTCTTCTTCTTTGACTTCTTCTTTTTCCTCGTTTAATTCATTTTCGATTTCTGCTAAAATTTCGTCTAGATTAACTTCTTCATCAATGTTTTCAGATTCTCTCATGTCCTCTGTTTCTTTTTCGATTTTATCATCTTTACGATCATCACCTTCAGCTTTTTCTTTTTTAGTCATTTCTTCAACTGTTTCTTCGTTTACAGTTTCTTCAGCGACTACTTCTTCTTCTTCTAATTCCATTTCTTCTAACTTTGCAGCTAGCATAGATTTTAGTTGAGGAGTAAAAGCTTCTTCAAGTGCTGCTTTAGCATTTGCGATAGCGGTTTCTTTTACGGCTTTAGCATCAGCGATAGCTTCTTTGAGAATGTCTCTCTTTGCCATTGTTCCTTAAATTTTAATTTTGGAAAGTACGTTTATTCGGAAACGTAATAGATTTTATTTATTGTCCATGCTATATAGAG